TTGGCCTCGGTGATCGCCGCCTGTTTCGCCGCGTCGGTGTACGAGTTCGCGTCGGACACCGCGCCGTCGGCATACTGCTGGACGGTCTTGCCGCCGATGGTGCTGCGGGCGGACAGGCTGAAATCGCCGGTGTCCATGTCCCAGTAGTTCAGGCCGGCGGCGTCGGAGAGACGGCCGGTGAACACGGTGTCGGCGAAGATGCCTTTGCCGTTGGCTAGCGCCCGGAAGTCCCAGTCCCCGTTCGGTTTTTTGTGGTCGGCGATGCGCCAGTAGCCGCCGCCGATGTGGATGCATTGGGTGGGGTTCTGGTCTTCCGGTTTGTCGTAGACGTAGATGCCCTGGCCGGGTTTGAGGTACGTGTATCCGCCGGTGGCGTTCATGATCTGGTTGATCCGGTCGATGAGGTCCTTCATGTACGGGCCGGTGCCGCCGGCGGCGCTGTTCCATGCGCCGGAGTTGGACACGAGCTTGTCCAAGGCCTGCTGTTGGGCGGCCATGCGCTGCGTGTAGGATTGCCGGATGTTGCCGAGGGTGATCTTGGTGTCGGCGAGGCTGCCGGCCAGGGTCTTCCTCGATCTGGAGGATGCGGCCTTCGAGGCGGAGGGGATTGGTGAAGCTGGTGTCGATGATCTGCACGCTGTCGCCGACGTCCGTGCCTTCCGGGTCGTATCCGGCTTGGCCGAGGGCGGTCACGTCGGCCGTGTAGGAGACGACGGGCGTGGTGCGGGTCTTGAGCGCCGCTTTGGGTGAGGTTTAGGAGTTCCTGGGGGTCTTCGCAGTCGGGGAAGTCCACGCTTGCTTCGCTGTGGTGTCTGGTGCCGTCGGGGCCGGGTATGCCCCAGTCGGCGAGCGCTTGGTCGTCTTGGACGTAGGGTTTGCCGTTGTTGACGTCGGCGAAGCTGATTTTGCGGCTGTATCCGCCGGTGGCCTCGCCTTGGTCGTTGGTCTGTTCGATGCCTTTGCCCCACCCGTAGAGGCGGGTGATGACGTCGCCGCTGTCGATGTCTCGTTTGATTTGGGTGAGGTCTTTGCCGTATTCGAAGCGTTTCGTGGTGTTGGCGGAGCCTCGGTGTTCGACGAGGTGGATGATGCGCCGGCCGATCCGGTTGCCGGTCGGGGTCGGGCTGGACTTCGGTCTGGACTTCGAGCCCGTAGGTGTCGGCGGTCTTCTGGACGGCTTCGAGTACGGTGCAGTGGTAGAAGGCGAGGTCGGCGATGCGGGTGCGGGTGCCGGTCTCGACGGTGCCGACCGCCCACCGGGTGCCTTCCAGTGCCTTGGCGAGGCAGGCTTTGGCGTTCGCGTTGCGGTTGCGTTTGTCCTCGATATAGGTGCGCGAGAGTTCGGCGATGCTGCCGGTGCAGTAGGCGACGGTGACGGGCATGCCTGCGGCGCGGGCGGTCTGGGTGGACTGGCACAGGTATTCCGCCCAACGGCCCATCGAGTCCTTGAACACGATGCGTTCGTCCTTGTTGATCTCGCCGATGGTGGTGATATCAAGGGTGTCGGTGCCGTCGGTGGCGCGGGTGCGGATGGCTTTGATGGCGTAGGGCAGGTCGCCGAGCGGGTTGCCCCAGCGGTCGAAGATCATGTAACGCATGGTCGTGTCTCCTAGATGAGCGTGAGCGGCCGGTACGCGAGGCTGGCGGCCGTGACGCCGGACGGGGTGATCGTGTTGGCTCCCGGCAGGAGCGGGAAGTAGTCGGATTCGAGGGTGGGTGTCATGAGGTTGCCGTTGACGCGCAGCTCGCGCGAGTCCGGCGCAGTATCGATCGTGATGCGCCCGGTGATCGCGGTGGCGGATGCGAGAGTGAGCTTGTGGCCGTGCGCGTCCCGTATGGCGATGGTCTTGGCTCCGCTGGCTGGGGTGAGCGCCCATGCGGGCCAGCATGGCCGGTTGCCTTTGACATGGATCGCGTTCGCGCCCGTTTTGAGCGTGACGGTGCGGCTGCGGCCGATGAGATAAGGGGCGGCGGCGATGCTCACGGTGACGAGCGTGGCGACCTGCCGGGGGCCGGCCCACTTGTCCTCCCACGCGGAAAGGCTCATGCGGCCCCGGTATTCGCCGGGCAATCCCCGCCATGAGAGTGAGACGATGGTGCCGGCCAGGGCCGCGAGCTGCGTCTTGGCGGCGAGGATGTCGTCTTCTCCGCCGATCGCGTACAGGCTGAGCGTGATGGCGCGGTCGCTCATGTACGCGGCCCCCGAGGGGTCGGTGAGGGTCAGGTCGAGCCGGCCGTCGCGGCCGGGCATGTCCTGCACGCTCACCATGGGTTCGGCGTTGCCGATGGTCACGCCGTCGGAGGTCAGGGAGAGCATCATGCGCTCCAGCGGCGTGCCGTTGAGCGTGGGGTCTTCGACATGCGGCAGGCGCATGCGTCGCTGGTAGAGCATGATGCTGCCCCCCTTCCTGTTATCGGCCGAGTCGGGCCATGTTGTCGAGTTCGTAGCTCATTGGCTTGGCGAGCTTGCCGGCCATGACCTCGCCGCCGCGATCGGACAGGTTGAGCGTGATGCCGGCGGATAGTGCCATGTCGATCGCGTCGATGATGTCCTGTTTGGTCGCGGAGTCGGCCGAACGGTCGTCCATCGTGTACGCGATCCGTCCGCCGTTGACGGTGCCGTGGTATGCGAGCGGGGTTTCTCGAGCCGGCTGGTGTCGGTCTTCAGGCTCACGGTGGGGATCATGTCGGTCAGTCCGTCGATGCTGTCGGCGACGAGGCCGCTGGCCTTGTCGATGCCCTGGGCCATGCCGGCGGGTATCCATTTGCCGACCTCGTCCCTGAAGATGCGTGACGGGCTGTGGATGCCGAGCACGCCCTTGGCCCAGCCGACGAGGCTGCTGCCGAGGTTGCTGATCGTGTTCCTGACCCACTGGAACGCGCCGCCGATGCCGTTGATGAGGCCGCTGATGACCTGACGGCCCGTGTCGTACAGCCATCCGCCGGCCCCGCTGACCGCGCCGAGCACGGTGTCGCGGATGCGGCCGACCCGTGTTCGACACGGATTGGATGCCGTTGGACACGGCCGACGTGATCCCGTGCCAGATGTTTCCAAGGAACGAGCCGACGCGGTTCCATACGCTCGTCCATACGCCGCTGATGGCGTTCAGGACGGTCGAGATGGTGTTGCGCACATTCTGGATGTATGTGGACACCACGCCGCTGATGGCGTTCCAGATGGTGGATGCGACGGACTTGACCGCGTTCCAGACGCTCGTCCATACGCCGCTGATGGCGTTGAGGACGTTGCCGATCGTGTTCCTGATGCCGTTGATGATCGGCGTGAAGAACGCGACGATCTTGTTCCAGACATCCGTGAAGAACTGGCTTACGGCCGTCCATACGCTCGTCCAGATGCTTTTGATTCCGTCGAGGATGTTCGACAGGAACGCTTTGATGCCGTCCCATGTGGTCGTGAAGAACGATTTGATCGCGTCCCATGCGCCCTGCCAGTCGCCCTTGAGCAGGTCGAGGAACACGACGATGACGGTGCGGATCGCGTTCACCACGGTCGAGATGTAGCCGCTTATCAGCGTGAAGATCGTGGACACGACGTTGTAGATCGCCGTCCATACGGTGCTCCACACGGTGTTCGTGCTGTTCATCTGCTGGGTGATGAACGACAGTATCCAGCCGAACACGGTGTCGATGCCGTTCTGGATCGCCTGCAACGGGGCGACGATGAGCGCGCCGATCACGGTGAACACGTTGACGATGAAGTCCCGGACGCTGGTGAAGATCGTCATGGCGGTCGTGCTGATGCCGGTCCACACGCCGGACAGGAACGCGGTGATGCTCGTCCATGCCGTGGTGATGCCGCCACTAATCGTGGCCCATAGGCCGGAGAGGAAGGCAACGAAGCCGTTCCATGCGTCGGAGGCACCCTGCGTGATCGATTGCCACAATCCCGTGAGGAATTCGCCGAGCCCGTTCCATATCGCCCTCGCACCCTCCACGAGCGCCGTCCATGTCTCGGACAGCCATGAGGTGAACGCGGCCCACGCCTTGCGGCCGACCTCGGTCTGGGTGAAGAACCAGACGAGCGCGGCGACCACCGTGGCGAAGATCGTGACCCAGAAGCCGGCGGGATTCGCCTTGAGGACGGCGTTGAAGGCCCGTTGGATGGCGGTGCCGGCGCTCGTCACGGCGTTCCATGCGAGTTGCGCGTTCTGCGCGATCTTGGTGGATGCGGCTATCTTCTGGATGCGGCCGGAGATGCCGCCTATGCCGTTGACGAGGTCGGTGACGCCGTTGGCGGCGTTCTTGACCTTCACGGCGGCGTTGAAGATGCCGTCGAGCCCGCCGGCGACCGCCGTGATGCCCGCCGTGGCCGTTTTGAAGCCGAGGAACGCGGCGACGGCCGGTATGAGCACGGGCGCGAGCTTGCCGGCGTTGCCGACGATGAGGTTCAACGTGTCGGCGATGAGTTTTATGGCGGTCGCGACCCCGTCGGGCGGCATGAGTTTCACCCAGTCGACGACCATGTTGACGACGCCCATGATCGCGTCCCTGATGGCGTCCCACGCGGATTTGAACGCGGTGATCGCGCCGTTTTCCTCCAGTTTGGAGTAGAGGCGCTGTGGAACCAGCCGATGAGCCCTTCGATGCCTGCCTGGACGACGGGCACGGCGTTGGTGACTCCGTCTGCGATCCAGCTCATGCCGCCGGTGATGGCGGGTTTGACGCTGTCGAGCACGCTCGCGCCGAGCTTGACGAACGCGGCTTCGAGGTTGCCGGTGGCTCCCTCGATGGTGCTGGCGCTGGTGGCCGCTTCCACGGCGGCGTCGGTGAAGCCCAGGGACATGATCGCGTCGTTGAATTCCTGCGCGGTGATCTGCCCGTCGGCCATCGCGTCGCGGAAGTTGCCGGTGTAGGCCCCGGCTTCCTTGAGTGCCTGCTGGATTTTGCCGCTCGCGCCGGGGATCGCGTCAGAGAGCTGGTTCCAGTTCTCGGTCGTGAGTTTTCCCTGGCCGGCGGTCTGGGTCAATACCATCGCGACGCTTTTGAACGTGTCGGCCGAGCCGCCGGCGACGGCGTTGAGGTTGCCTGCGGCTTCGGCGAGGCGGTCGTAGTTGGGCACGCCGTTGGCGGCGAGCTGGGCGGTGGTGTTGCGGATGTCGTTGAGGTCGTAGACGGTCTTGTCGGCATAGTCCTGCGTGCTGGCGGTGAGTCGTTTGATCTGCTTCTCGCTGACGCCGGCGAAGTTCAGGGTGCTGGCGAACTTCTGGGCGCTGTCGGAGGCGCTGGTGATCTCGCCGGACAGGCCCATGAACGCTTCGAGATGGCCTTGCCCGCGACGCTTTGCGCGATGCCGGTGATGACGCCGAGTTTCGCGCCGAAGCCGCCGGCGAAGCCGTTGCCGGCTTTGATGCCGGCGGTGTTGCCGGCGGTTTCCGATGCGCTGCCGAACGCCGATTCGATGGCCTTGCCGACGCCCTTCATGCTGGGCACGACCTGCACGAACGCGGTGGCGATCTCGATTGCCATGCTATGCCTCCCTGATGGTGGTGCGCGGTGCGGCCAGGTATGCGGCCAGTTGTTCGTCGTCCATCGCCATGACCTCGCCGCCCGTGGCTTCATGCCGGACGGTGCCGGGGCGTTGGAGCTGTCCGCGCCAGCGCGCGCCCTTGCGTGAGGCCTCCTTGGTTTTCGTCCAGGCGAGGAACGCGAGGCTGTCGCGGATGTCGGCGAGGAGGTAGGTCTGGTCGTCCCATGCGAGGCGCGGGTCGAGTTTTTGCCAGACGATGGCCCGACGGGGAAGGTTGGCGGCCAGTGCGGCCGCACGGTTGGCGGGCAGTTCGCCCGTCCAGATGAGGTCGGGGTTAAGCCCATAGAAACGCTGGAAGTCCGCTTCGAGCGCGTCGGGCGCTGTGGCGAGCATTCCTATGAGCGTCAGGAGTTTGGGGCGACCTGTTCGAGGAGCTGGGCGATGAAGTCGCTGACCTTGTCGATGCTCACGCGCCCGGTGTCGGGGTCGCGCAGCGCGTCCTTCATCGCCGTGTACTGGTCGCCGCACAGCTTCTTGAGGAAGGGGACGATGGCGAACGCGCCGGCACCGTCGCCGGACTGGGCGGTCTGGAGGTCGTAGAGGTATTCGACCATGTCGAGGTCGTCGAAGATCGCGGGGCCGACGGTGACGGTGACGCCCATGACCTCGACGGTCCTGGGCTGGTTTTTCGGGGTCTTGTGGTCCTGCGGCTGCTTGGCTGCCATATGCGTGTCCTTTCAAAGTGTCAAAGGTGCGCCCGCCGGACGGCGGGCGCGGGGTGGGATCACTTGCTGAGCGAGGCGGTGGCGACACTTTGGCGATGTATTCGACGCTGGTGGCTCCGTTGATGAGGTCGCTCGGGTTGGCGCTCATGGTCACGCCGTAGCCGATGGCGTCGCCGGCGCTGTAGGTGGTGTCGTCGAATTCGGTGATGGTGCCGTCGGCGACGACGATGCGCTTGACTCGGTTGCCGGTCATGGCGATCTCGAACACGAGCACGAGGCTTTCGCCGGACGGGATGGCGTGGTAGACGGTGAGCTTGTCTGCGGTGCCGGTGACGTTCGCGGTGCCGAAACGCAGTTTGAGGCTGGCTTCGTTGGTTTCGATCATGTTGAACTGCCATGTCTCGCCGTAGCCGCTGATCTCGGACAGCACCTTGATGCCGCCCATCTCGTTGATGTCGGTGGTGTCGGTGTCGGTGGCGTTGGTGACGCCGTCCTCCGACAGGTAGCCGACGCAGGTGTAGGCTGCCGGCAGAGCGGTGGTGGCGTCGGTCGGCAGTGCGGTGCCGGCGGGCGCGTAGTAGAGGCAGCCGGTCTTCTTGGGCTTGCCGAGGCTGACGTTTTTCTTGTTGTTGTGGTTGGTTTCGGCCATGATGGTGCCTTTCGGATGGTGCGGCGTCGCCTTATTGGGTGGCGGCGTCGAGATGGATGGTGATCTGGTATCGGGGCTGCGGCGGCGGGCCGGGGTCGGGGAAGTCGATGACGCTTTCCACGCCGACGGCGGCGATGGGGTCGAGCAGGTCGAGGTCGAGCAGTCGAGGCAGCAGCGTGCCGGTGGCGAGCTGGCTTGCCTGCCACCGGCTTTCCGCCCATACCTGCACGGCGAGGATGGGGTGGCTGCTGTATTCGAGTTCGCTGCCGCCGACACGCTCGATGGTGACGAGCCGCTTGGGCCGGTCGGCGGGCACTTCGAGGTATGCGGTCAGGCCGTCGCCGTCGGGATCGGCGTCGATCCAGTCCTTGACCGTTTTTTCGAGGTTGAGGCTCATCGCCGTTTCACCGCCTTGAGCAGCGTGTTGTGCTTCGCGTTGTCCTCCATCGCCTTCACGTTGCCTTCGGAGCCGGCGATGAGCGCGGCCTGCTGGTCGATGGCATGCTGGATGGGTGCGGATTGGCGTACCGCGCGGAAGCCGGCGAGGTTGAGTTTTACCTTTGCCATGTGCCGGTCTCCTATCCTCTGGTCTCGGCGAGTTCGACGGTGAGGTTCCATCGGGTCGGGGTGATGCCGCCCGTGTAGGGGCGGGGGTCTCCGATCACGGTGTATTCGACGCCGTCGATTCTCGCCTTGGCACCGCGCAGGCTCCGGTAGGGCCATGCGCGGGGCATGTGGATGGTTTTGGCGGTGCGGATGCCGTCGGGGCGGGTGGGGTCGGTGGAGTTCGACTGGCTGCCGTCCTGTATGAGCACGTCGTCCACCTGTTCCTCGCGGGTGTTCCAGATGATGCCGCCGCCGGGATCATGGCCGGCCGGGGTGCGGTGGATGAGGGTGATGGTCTCGCCTCTCATGCCGCGCCTCCTGCGAGGTCGTATGCCCATGCCTCGCCGTCGCCGCCCAACGCTTCCTTCTCGCTCGTGGTGAGGTAGAGGTCGCCGGCGGGGTTGGCGTAGCTCAGGCTTTCACTGTAGCTGCCGGCGGTCTGGGTGGACTGGGTCACGCCCGACATGTCGGGGCCGGCCTGCATGGCTCGTTTGACGGCCATGCAGGCGATGCGCTTCAACGTGGCCGGCTTGGCGTTGGCCCATTGGGGGCATGTGGTGCGGATCAGGTCGCTCGCGTCCTGCAGCAGCGTCTCGGCGCGGGTTCGTTCGTCGCCGGTGAGCGCGTGCCATCGGGCTTCGAGGTCGCCGACCTGCGCGAACGGCTTCTCGTCGTCCGTTTCGTCCTCTCCCCCGCCGTCTTGCGTCACGGTTGTGCCGTCGGACAGGTTGAGCGGGGTGCTGGGGTATCCGTCCATGCGGGGTCTCCTTAGGCGAGGATGGC